TATAATCACTGACGGTTTTCGCAATGTAGATATAAGAAATCATTTTGCTTATGGCTTTTATACAATTTTCAAAGGTAGAGAGAGTTTTTTTGGAGACGGAAAGAACCTTGCTACTTTCGAAGAAAGCGCTGAAAAATTGCGCAAAAGTTTTGAAATCATCGGCAACATCTACGAAAATCCAGAATTGTTGGAGGTAACGGAATGACACGACCAAACAGATACCCATACACAAGAAGCCAATGGGGAGAAGAAACAACACTTGTGTGCTTTGGTGATGATACCAGCTTTAAATTAAGAGTTGAAAGAAATCGAGTGACGGGAGAAACGAAAAAATGAAGATTGTGTTCCATTTAAAAAACGGTGATAGAATTGAAAGAATTGGATGTGATGAAAATGATATGGAAAGACTGGCAAGCCAATTTAATAATGGGGAACTGATGTATGTTAGTAATCTCTGCGTCAATCCTAAAGAAGTCGTCTGTTTTATTGCCAGTGAACAAGAGGGGAACTAATGATTTGGGAAAAAAGAATGATACAGGTCAATGCTAAGGAGTGTGAGGCAATCACAATAGGTCTTGAAGATGATAATTGGGAATACTTAAAGAGTGGTAGAGAGCTTCTATTCCCTTGCAAAGAAATCAATCGAGTAATCGTGCTAAAACATCGATAAGGAGAAATAATGAATAAATCATTTTATACAAATGCAACACTAGCATTTATATCGCTGGTATTTCTGATCGTGTGTATTAATCTCAACGCACGGATTGGAAGTCTTAATAAACGTGTCAGTGATCTCGAATGGACAGTACAAGAGCATGAGCTGTCTATCCAGCGACTGGCTGAGAAGAACAATGCGCAGGATGTGATTTTAAACAAATTAAACAGCGAGTATCAGATGCGTGAACGGCAACGTGCAGAAGAGTTGAAAGAAGCTGCAGAAAGAAACGGAGTGGGTGGATGAATATTAAAACACGTTTGAATAATCTTAGATATTTTGAATCAAAACTCAACTCACTACGACAAGAACGAATTGCTTTGCGTGCTGCAGTTCAAAAAGCGCAGATCTATTCGGACGAGCCAAAAGGCAGTAAACAAGGCAACAAAACGGAAGATTTAAACGTTCGTATCATCACGAAGTCTGAACAAATCGACAAAAAAATGGAAAAACTTTGGAACGAACGCAATGAAACTGTACAAGCCATTGAGTCGTTAGAAAATCCACTAGAAAACATCATCATGCGCTGGTATTATATCAACGGTTGCAGTCGTTTTGAAGTGATGCGAAAGGTCAACTGTTCGAGGACAACTTTTCATCGTGTGAAAAAGTCCGCAATCGAACATCTTGAAGCTAAATTATGAGACCTTTTGAACTTTTTGGGACTTTTAAAGTGGTATTATGTTATTGAGGTCAAAAACCATTAACGGTTAGTTGAAATCATTGTAAAGTCTCCTTATATTTTAATCTCGAAAGAGTCGGCATCGGTCGGCTTTTTTATTTTGGATCAGAAAGGGGTGATGAAAAATCGCCAAATTGTCAATGAGGCAACAACGATTTGTAGATGAGTACATCATCTCTGGCAACGCCACTCAAGCAGCGATCAAGGCTGGGTACAGCGAGAAGACCGCTGGCAGGATAGCTGGGCAGAACTTGAAAAAACTTGAAGTCAAGGCCTATCTGGACGAAAAGATGGCTGAATTACAAGCCAAGAACATCATGAGCGCAGAAGAGGCCCTAAGTATCCTATCTGACATAGCGAGAGGGAAGCGTGACGAGGAGGTCTTAATGATGGACCCCACGACTGGAGAGGTTCGCAGGCTCACGAAAAAGGCAGATAATGCAACGGTTATCAAGGCAATCCAAGAACTATTAAAACGATACCCAACAGCCAAGCAGGCCGAGAAATTGGAACTCGAAATAGAGAAGTTGAGGACGCAGATGGAGCAAGGAGTGGTTTCAGATTTGAATATCACAATCATAGACGAGTGGGCGAAAGATGGAAGTTAATATCCAAGATAACGTTAACCCGCATTTTAAAGAGGTCTGGACTACCAGTAAGCCTTACAATGTATTAAAAGGCGGTCGTAACTCTTTTAAATCTTCTGTAATTGCCTTGCTACTGGTCTTTATGATTGTCCCGTTTCTGATAGCTGGCAAAAAAGCGAATGTGGTCGTTATTCGTAAGGTTGGAAACACTATTCGAGATAGTGTCTTTCTAAAAATACAGTGGGCTTTGAATAAATTCGGATTGTCTGGACGATTTAAGGCTACTGTATCGCCTTTTAAGATACAGGATACAGTCACAGGATCTTGTTTCTATTTCTACGGTCAAGATGATTTCCAAAAGCTAAAATCAAATGACATCGGGAATATTATAGCGGTCTGGTACGAGGAAGCTGCAGAGTTTAGCAGTGAGGAAGACTTTGACCAGTCAAATGTGACCTTTATGCGACAGAAGCACCCAGACGTTGCTTTTGTCAAATTCTTTTGGTCTTATAATCCACCCCGTAACCCTTACAATTGGATCAACGAATGGGCGGAGGAGCTAAAGAATAACGAAAATTATCTGGTACATTCATCGTCTTATTTAGATGATAAGTTAGGCTTCGTCACAGAACAAATGCTGGAAGATATTGAACGTATTAAAGAAAACGACTACGACTACTACCGATACATTTACCTGGGAGAGCCAGTCGGACTTGGTACGAATGTCTACAACATGGAATTGTTTAAAGAGATTGATAAAGTACCAGACAATGAGCGTGTAATTGGTCAATTCTTTGCAGTCGATAGTGGGCACCAACAATCTGCTACAACTTGTTTGCATTTGGTTATGACAAGCGCTGATAGGGTTTATCTAATTGATAACTACTATTACAGTCCAGCGGGTAAGACGTACAAAAAAGCACCAAGCATCTTGTCGAAAGAGTTGCATGATTACTTGGAAGCGAAAGCAAGGCGTTTTCCTAATGCGCCTATTTTGAACATGACAATAGATAGTGCGGAGGGAGCATTGAGAAATCAATACTATGAAGATTATGGTGTGCGCTGGCATCCAGTTGCTAAGAAAAAGAAAATCGTCATGACTGAGTTTGTGCAGTCACTTCTGGCAGAAGGACGCTTTTTTTATTTGCCAACGGAAAACAACTTGAAATACTTTGTGGAAGAACACAAGAAGTATCAATGGGATGAAAGAAGCATTATGAACGACGACCCTAAAGTTATCAAGGAAGACGACCATACGTGCGATGCTCTACAATATTTTGTAATTGATAACGCACGTTATCTTAATTTAAAGGTTTAATTTAAATGGGAATTATACAACGAATAGTAAATATATTTAAGAGAGGACAGTATGCGATGCAACAACAATCGCTAGGCAATATCACAGAACACCCACGAATTGCAGTGAGCCAGGAAGAATACAAACGCATTATGCGCAATCTGCGCTATTATCAGTCCAAGTGGGATGATGTGGAATTCATGAATACGAATGGCGACATGGTTAAACGACCATTCAACCACTTACCAATTGGACGGACTGCAGCAAAGAAGATTGCAAGCCTTGTCTATAATGAGCAAGCTACAATCACAGTAGATGAAACTGTAAGTGGTGCTAACGAGTACGTGCAAAGCGTGTTGCTGAACGACCGCTTTAATAAGAACTTCGAGCGTTATTTTGAGAGCTGTCTTGCGCTTGGTGGTCTTGCCATGCGTCCTTATGTTGATGGCGATAAAATCAAAATTGCATTCGTACAAGCTCCTGTATTCTTGCCTATGCGATCTAATACGCAAGATGTATCGAGTGCTGCTATTGTTACCAAAACAATCAAGTCAGAGGGACAAAAGAATGTATATTATACTTTGATTGAATTCCATGAGTGGAAAAACAAAGATGAATATACAATCACTAATGAGCTCTACAGATCAGAGGTAAAAGATCGAGTGGGTGATCGTATGCCATTGTCTGAACTCTACGAGGGGTTAGATGAAACAACGACAATTAAAGGGTTGAGTCGTCCGCTATTCACTTACTTAAAGACTGCTGGCATGAATAACAAGGACATCAACAGTCCTTTAGGCCTGTCTATCTTTGATAATGCTAAGAGTACAATCGACTTTATCAACACCACTTATGACGAATTCAAGTGGGAGGTCAAGATGGGACAGCGTAGGGTAGCAGTTCCAGAACAGACAGTACGTACAGAGTTTAACTCACGCAATGAGAAAGTCACAGTCACACGCAAGTTTGATCCTAATCAAAATGTATACGAGAAGTTTGATACAGGAGGTCTTGACGGATCTATTAACATCACAGACCTAACGACTCCTATCAGATCTGAAGACTATATCAAGGCTATCAATGAGGGATTATCACTCTTTGAAATGCAGATTGGTGTATCTGCTGGGATGTTTAGCTTCGATGGTAAGAGTATGAAGACCGCAACAGAGATTGTAAGCGAGAACTCGGACACTTACCAAATGCGCAATAGTCTTGTGTCTTTGGTCGAGCAGTCTTTGAAAGAGTTGGTTATTTCGATTTGCGAACTCGGTTCGCTCTACGATTTTTACAACGGTCCTATTCCAGAGATGGAGCAGATCAGTGTAAACCTGGACGATGGTGTCTTTACCGATCGCAACAATGAGTTGGAATACTGGACGAAAGCTCTTGCAAGTGGCCTGGTTGATCGTCGGACAGCAATTCAACGTGCTTTGAAACTAACAGAGGAAGAAGCTGGACAAATGGTACAACGTATCAACAACGAAACGATGGCTACTGCCAATTCCGAGCGTGATACAACAGACATTGAAATTTACGGAGAATGATAAGGAATGAGCAAGAGGCTGCCGATACAATTTAATGACGAACAGTTAGAACTTGGATCGAGTCGTCTTGCTGATCTCTATCATAAGTTAACTGTCGAACTCTTTGAGCAGATGGTGGATAGGCTTCTGGAACGTGGTGCAACTTCACTTACAGACAATCCTTACATCTGGCAACTAGAGAAACTCAATCAGATGCACGCACTCAATGAACACAATCTTAAAGTGATATCTAAATATACAGATATCTCAGAAGAGCAACTAAGAGATGTCATTGAGGGCGAAGGCTTAAAGATATATACGGACACTAAAAGCCAGCTCTTGGAGGATCTGAATAAAGATCCTCACTTTGATACAAGCCATGTACAGAAACAACTAGAAGCCTATTTAGAGCAAGCAAGTGGTGATATTGATAATCTAATCAATACAACGCTACCAAATGTTGTTAACGAGGTTTATCGCAATATTGCCAAGGAAACAGTCGCGAAAGTCGCAACTGGTGTAGCAACACCAGACAAAGCGATTGCTGAAACTGTCATGAAATGGCAGGAAGTTGGCTTTCGAGGCTTTAAGGATCGCGGCGGGAAGAACTGGCGCATTGATAACTACGCTCGTACAGTCGTTAAGACTACGACACGTAGGGTATATCGTCAAATGCGCACGCAACCAGCAGACGAGCTGGGTATTGATACCTTTTACTACTCAAAGAAAGCAACTGCTAGAGAGGCTTGCGCGCCTTTACAACACCATATCGTAACTTATGGCGAAGCAAGAGAAGAGGGTGGCTATAGCGTCCTATCGCTTGCGGATCATGGCTACGGTACACCAGCAGGCTGTCTTGGTATCAACTGCGGACACTATCTGACACCTTTTGTAATCGGCATCAATGACATGCCAGATTTGGGCGATGATGTTAAGAATATCACACCAGAAGATGCGATTAAAAATGCTAACGCACAGGCTAAACAAAGGGCATTAGAACGGTCTATAAGAGACAGTAAGGAAAAATTACACATTGCCAATAAGTTGGGTGATAAGGACCTTATAGATAAGTATAAGAGTAAGATACGCACTCAGCAAGGTGCTATGCGTGATTTTCTTAAAGACAAGCCGTTTCTTCATCGTGATTATGCGAGAGAAAAATATCATGCAAATCCTTATACAAAGGCTAGCAAACAGCTTGAAAAAGCTATAGAAAGTGGTAAAATTGTAAGTGTAAATAGTTCAACGGTTGGACAATACTCCACCAGGGCGTATTGGCACACCTAATACGATTGTTCAGCATGACAGTGTGAATGGAGAAGTTCTCGCGAGGGCGTACTA